TAGGTGATAAACATGCCTCTTAACAAACTCTGCCATTGCGGCAAGGTCATAGACTTCAGCGCGAAGCGATGTGATGACTGCGCAAGGAAGGCAGAACAAGCCAGGCAACAATACTACAGACAATATGATGCTTATACAAGAGATAAGAAAGCTGTCGCATTTTACAACTCACCTGAATGGGAGCGGGTGAGGTATCTGGCATTAACGAGAGATTTCGGGTTATGCCAGGACTGCTTGGACGAGAAGAAGATTACTCCTGCTGATGTGGTTGACCATGTTAAGCCGCTCAAACTCTTCTGGCACCTGAGGTTATCCCTGGACAATCTGCGATCCCTTTGCAGCAAACACCATGCGATCAAGACCGCCGAGGACCGCAGAAAGTACGGGGTAGGGCGGGTTTAGAAATTTCTAGCAAAATGGACGGATGCCACGCGGCCAACTCAGCGCGAATTTTTTTCCCAAAATGGCGAATTTCTCAGGAGAGGAGGTGTCAGGTGTGGCCGGTAGACCACCAAAGCCAGTCAAACTATTGAAAATGGAAGGCAAATCGCATAGGACCAAAGCAGAACTTGAGGCCAGGGAGAAGGAAGAGCAGAAACTTCTGACTGGACAGAAGATGAGGGCTTGGCCGGAGGTCCGTGAGAACGAACTGGCACGCAAGGAATTCAACCGAATAAAGAAACTCCTTGAATCCATCGGTCACAATGATGCCCTATATGAATCCGTCATCAATCGCTATTGCCTTTTGTCCGCTGAGTGCAAGCAGATTGAATCGACAATAGAACAACTGAGACAGGAGCTGGCCGAATTAGCCGAAGTAAAGCAAAATGGCGATATTGACTTCCAAGAGTACCTTGACGAAAAAGGCGCCATACATGACCGCATCCTTGCATGGGATAAGAAGCTCATGGACAAGAGGAAGATGCTGCTTCAGATCGAGCGTGAAAATGTCATGACTATTATGGCCGCGCTACGGTCAATCCCCAAGAAGCCAGAGGAGAACCAAAAGAGCAATCCCATGGCCGAATTTCTTCGCAAGAAAAGGGAGGGAAGTGGATGATGTAAATGCCCCACGATAAGCAAAGAGCACTTGAGGTAATCGAATTTATACAGATGTTAAAGGCTGTCGACGACTTCTACGGACAGCCTTTTGTATTGCTCGATTGGCAGCACCAGGTATTGTGGGATGTCTACGGCACAGTCAACGAGAAAGGATACCGCCAATATCGATATTCCTACCTCGAAATACCAAAAAAGAATGGAAAAACCTCATTAGTTGCAGGCCTGGGTTTGTATCACGTGGTTTGCGATGGACCCGGCGGGCAAATATATTGCTGCGCGGCCGACAGAGGTCAGGCTGAACTTGTATATAAAGCAGCCTTGCAAATGATAGAGCAGGAAGAGGCTTTGCAGGAACTTGTTAAGATAACCGACAGCAAGAAAGAAATCCGCAACAAAGAGACAGGCACATTCCTCAAGGTCTTGTCGGCCGAAGCCTACACAAAGCACGGTCTGAACCCGTCGGTTGTCATATTTGATGAACTCCATGCCCAACCCAATCGGGATCTGTGGGACATTATGACCTTCGGTGCTGGAGCGGCGAGAAAGGAGCCGCTTTGGTGGGTGATTACCACTGCCGGCGACGACCCAGACCGAAAATCTATTGGTTGGGAAGTTCATGAGTACGCCAGGAGAATCCGTGACGGTGAGATTGAGGATCCCAGCTGGTATGTAAAAATTTATGGCGCCGACGAAGATGATGATATTTTTGATGAGGCGGTATGGTATAAAGCAAACCCTTCTTTGGGTCACACCATAGATATTGAGAATGTCCGCAGAGAGGCTATCGCCGCCAGAAATGATCCTGCTCAGGAAAAATTATTCCGCTGGCTTCGCCTTAACCAGTGGGTGTCCTTGAAATCTGTCGGTTGGCTCCCACTGTCGCTATGGGATGCCACTATTGGCAAGTGGAATCCGGCCGACCTTGTGGGTAAGGAGTGCTATTTAGGGTTGGACCTGTCAAGTACTATCGATTTGACCGGTGCATGTCTGCTGTTTCCGCCTCAGGATGGCATACCGGATTGGCGGGCCGTGTTTGAGGCATGGATTCCGGAAGATAGCATGAAAGAGCGCGTCAAGCGCGACAAAGTTCCATACGACAGATGGGTGAAAGAGAAATACCTGCATGCTACCCCGGGGAATGTAGTTGATTATGAGTTTGTAGAGGCAAGGATTTTAACTCTCTGCAAGCAATATAAGGTGCTCGAAATTGATACCGACCCCTGGAACAGCCGAATGCTGACGCAGAGGTTGTCAAAGCAAGGCATTACCGTTGTGGAAGTCCCCCAGGTAATGGCCCACATGTCACCTGCAATGAAGGAAATTGAGAGGCTGGCGAAAACAGGTCAGTTGACGCATGAAAAGCATCCTGTTGCGCGCTGGTGTTGGGGCAACGTAAATATTGCTGTTGATGGCAACGGCAACATCAAGCCCATGAAAAACAAGAGTATTGAAAAGATCGATCTTATTGTCGCCATGATAAACGCTATGGCGCGTGCGATGGTTGAAGCACGGAAGATTGATGTCACTAAGTATGCCAGCGGGGACTTCCTGGACAAACTCTGGGGTTAGTCAGGTGTTAGGAGGTGAGATTGTAAATGGCTTTTTGGAGTAAATGGATTAAGCCAAGAGCACAGACTCTTGAGTCAATAAACCTGAACGACAGGCGTATACTCGAAATACTGGGCGTCAATATCGATGAGCTGAATTTCAAAGGCAAAAACGCCCTCAAGGAAGCTACTGTTTATGCCTGCATCCGGATCCTGGCTGATGCTGTCGGCAAATTGCCGTTGAAGGTATACCGAGAATTTGACGGAAACCCGAAAGAGGTAAAGCATTATCTTTCGCCATTGCTCAAAATCCGACCCAATCCCTGGATGAGCGCCAGGGATTTTAAAAAGGCTGTTGAGGTCCAAAGGCTTATCCATGGCAATGCTTATGTTTGGTTAGACGTAGCAACAAGAGGCCCGGATGCCGGAAAAGTGGTCGGCCTGTATCCACTGGACAGCACACGGGTTGAAATCTGGATTGACGATATCGGTCTACTGCCCGGGAAGGGGAAAATGTGGTACATTTTCACAGACAACGAAGGGAATCAGTACAAGCTTAAGCCGGATGAAATCCTCCACTTCAAAGGGCTGACTTATGATGGCATTGTGGGTATGACTCCATTGGAGCAACTCAGAAGAACCATCGAGAACGCTGGGGCGGCCAGTGAGTTCATAAACAAGAGTTTTAAGAGTGGTATGCAGGTCAAGGGGATTGTGCAGTATGTCGGAGACCTGAGCCAGGAAGCGGAAAAGACGTTCCGCGAAAAATTTGAACGGATGTCCAGCGGACTTAAAAACGCTAACCGGGTGGCGCTCCTGCCGATTGGGTACAAATTTGAGCCTATAAGCCTTAAAATGACCGATGCGCAGTTCTTGGAAAACACAGAGTTGACCATAAGACAGATAGCCGCAGCGTTTGGTGTGAAAATGCACCAACTTAACGATTTGGAGCGCGCCACGCATACCAACATCGCAGAGCAACAGAGGGAATTCTACATCGACACACTCATGGACATCCTGACTGGTTATGAACAGGAATTGACCTACAAGCTGTTTACTGACAAGGAGCTGGAGGAGGGGTATTATATCAAGTTCAATGTCAATGCTATCCTCCGAGCAGATCCGAAAACCAGATATGAGGCATATCGAACCGCAATACAGTCTGGTTTTATGACGCCCAATGAAGTCCGGGCGCTGCAAGAACTTGAGCCAAAGGAAGGCGGCGACCGGCTGCTTATCAATGGCAACATGATGCCAATTGAAATGGCCGGAGAGCAATACAAGAAAGGGTGATAGGGTTGAAAGGCAAGAAGTTCTGGAACCTCAAGAAGACAGATGACAAGACTGGCGAACTTACCCTATACGGAGAAATTTCGGATACAAGCTGGTGGGGCGACGAGGTAACACCAAAGCAGTTCAAGGAGGACTTGGACACCCTGGGCGACATTGAAACCCTGAATGTCTACATAAACAGCCCGGGCGGGGATGTTTTCGCTGGGCAAGCAATCTACTCTATGCTGAAGCGCCACAAAGCACAGGTAATTGTTTATGTGGACGGTCTGGCCGCCAGCATTGCGTCCCTGATCGCTATGGCCGGGAACAAAGTTATCATGCCGGCAAACGCCATGATGATGATCCACAACCCATGGACGTGGGGAGTTGGAAACGCCAATGACTTCCGGAAACTGGCTGATGACCTTGACAAGATTCGAGACAGCATGATCGTGGCATATCAAAAGAAGTCTGGCCTTGACGACAGCGAAATCATCGACATCATGGATGCCGAGACCTGGCTGACCGCGGAGGAATGCAAGGAAAAAGGATTTGCGGACGAAATCGAGGAAGCCAAGCAGGTGGCGGCTTGCGTGGATGAGAAATATCTTGGCGTTTATAAAAATGTCGCGGATGAAATCAAAAAAACGCAGGGTAATGGCCACGGTCTGAATGCACAGATTTCTGTTGATGTCGCAAAAATCTCTGAGGTCATTATGTCGGCCATTAAAAACGGGCTGCATGGAGACGAACCTAGAGGGCCGAGAGACAGTGAGCGGGAGTTGAAAAAGAAAAAGATGCTGCTGGAATTGGAGCTTTAAAAGCTCCTTTTTAATACCCAAAAATTCAAAGAAAGGATGATGTGAAAGTGACCAAGGAAATGAGAGCTTTACTTCAGGAGCTTGAGGCCCTGAAGGCAAACGTCAGGGCTTTGATAGGCGAGAATAAGGTTGATGAAGCCGAAAAGAAGATGGAAAAGGTCCGGGCCCTGCAGAAGAAAATTGACCTCATGAAAGAGGTCGATGCGACGGATGATGCCGACATCATCAGTGGTATCAAGCTTGCCCCCCCGGTAGACAAGGATCTCAATGCGGAGTACAAGAGGGTGTTCCTCAAGGGGCTGCGCAGGCAGAGAATTTCATCTGATGACCAGAGCATCATTGATGAATACTACAAGGCCAATTCAATCCGCGCCGCCCTGATGCACGAAGGAACAAATGCTGACAATCCCACAGACGGAGATGTCGGGCTCATTGTACCGCAGGACATCCAGACCAAGATCAACGAGATCATGAGACAGCTCAACGATCTTTCTGAGTACATCACGGTAGAGCCTGTCAACACCCTGTCAGGAAGCCGCATGCTTGAGGCAGATACCACAATGACGCCTTTCCAGGTTGTCGAGGAATACGGAGAGATTCAGGATATCGATAACCCCAAGTTTGTGCCGATCAGGTACCAGCTGGTTAAGCGCGCTGGATATCTTCCCCTGACAAATGAGCTCCTGCGCGACAGCGATCAGAACATCCTGAATTATGTTGCTCGCTGGATTGCCAAGAAGCATGTGGTTACCAAGAACACCCTGATCACCACCCTGTTTTCTGGCCTGCAGCCTGTGACATTGACTGATTTGGATGCCATCAAAAAAGTGCTCAATGTCGATCTTGATCCCGCAATCAGCCAGAATGCAGTCATCATTACCAACCAGGACGGTTACAACTGGATGGATACCCAGAAGGACCAAAACGGGCGGTATCTCCTGCAGGACGATCCGACCCAAACCGGCAGAAAACTCTTCAAGGGTCGTCCGGTTGCTGTAATGTCCAACAGATACCTGCCCACGGTCGAAGAAAGTGGTCAGAGCTATGCCCCCATGTTCATTGGTGACGGCAAGGAATTCGCTGTGCTGTTCACCTTCGGCAGGTATGAGCTGGCTTCCACCCGCGAAGGCGGAGACGCCTGGAGGCGTGATACCACCGAATTGAGGACCATCACCAGGGATGACCTGAAGATGTGGGATGCAGCAGCCATGAAGTATGGCCGCCTGAAGGTGTCTTAAGGTGATGGCCTATGCCGGAAGTAAGAGCGCTGTATCACTTTTACGATGAGGTTGCCTGCAAAAACAGGTACAAAGGAGATGTTTTTCAAGCAACAGAAAAACGGGCGGATGAGTTAGCTAAACGCGGGCTCGTGATCTGCACGGAGGATTTGCTTGTTTTGAAGGATACCAAAATAATTGAAGAGGAGCGGATCTCCGGAGCAGCAGACGAACAAAAGCCTTCCGAAAAGATTGAATATTCACCCAAGACACCAAAGGCCAAGAAAAGTAAATAGGAGAGGGACAGACGCCCCTCTCCTACCCTATAAGGGGAGGTTGAATGATTGTAAGCCTCAAAGAAGCAAAACAGTACCTCCGTATTGACGGCGATTATGACGATGAACTCATAAAGTCACTGATACTAGCGGCAGAGGTATACCTGAAGAACGCCACCGGCATTGAATACGACAGCGCAAATAGTCTTGCGAGGTTGTTTTGTCTTGTTTTGATTACCGACTGGTACGAGAACCGCACGCAGGTCGGTGCTGTGAGTGATAAGATGCGCTTCACAGTACAATCGCTCCTTGCGCAGCTTCAGAACTGCACAAGGCAGGAAACGGGGGATAGTGATGCCAGCCAGTCTGAATGAACTGAAGGAGAGAATAACGGTCCTTGACCTATGCTGTGATGGCAAAAACTATGCCTGGAAAGAGCGGATAGGACATGGCAAGTTATGGGCCAAAGTAGAGTATCCAAGCCAAAGAAACATCTTTTCAAGCATCAGCTTGAGTGCCAGGTCCATAAAGTTCACCGTCCGCAAACGAGATGACATCACGCTTCACAACGCCATTCTCTATCAGGAAAAGCACTGTTTCCTGACCGATATCAAGGAGCTTGACCGTGCGTACATGGAGATTTTGGCTGCGCTGGTAGAGCCGCATGCATGCACCGTTGAGCGCACAGGCGAACCTACGCTGGATGAACTCAATAGGCCGGTATATGGGGAGCCAGAAAGAATCACCTTCCCTGGCTACCTTGTTGAAAAATACATTTCTTATAAGCAAAACGAGCCGATGGTAACCCAGGTCAAGCAATACGTGCTTGTTGTTCCCAAGGCTGTGAAGCTGGGAGTCGGCGAAATCGTGAAGATTGACGATGTGCCGTATGTCGTGGCTATAGCTCATGAACTTGACGAGTACAAAAACGAGTATGAAATCACGACAGAAGGTGATGTTTGATGCCGAGTGTAGAAGTCCAAGGGTTTCACGAGCTAGATCAAGCACTTAACACAATACTCAAGGAAATCTCGGGCGTTCGACAAGAGCTTCACGATAGACTTTCAAAGATGCTCAAAGAAGAAGTTGATAGATCTATCGATCAATCCGGATTAAATGATAGCCACAACAAAATCAAGAATTGGCAGGAAGAACGCGTTGGCTCAAAAGGTGGCTATGCGGCGATTAGGCCCAAAAAAGGGCCTGGTCTTGTAGGCCCTAACAGCCCTGGAGCCATAACAAACTACCTAGAACATGGCCACAAGGGAAGGCCCTCAAGGAAACAGGCGCAGGAATTGCAAGGGATGAAAGAAGCGCGACGCAGGGAGGTACAGAGGAGGACTAAAGGCGGCAGGTTTGCGAGAAAAACAACCGTGGTACTCGACACCAGGAAGTGGGTACCTGGCTACTTCTTCTATGCCGACGCCCGTAAACAAGTAGAATCAAAGGCCATAGAAATAGCCGAAAAGTTCGTTGATGAATTCGCCAAGAAGCTGGAGGGTTAGGAATGATAACCCAAAAAGACATATACGAGGCCATAAACCGGTGCATTGCGCAGGCATTCCCGGGACATACAGTGTACGACAATGAAAACCCCAAAGATTTCAAACGACCATCGTTCATGATTGAGTATGTCCGAACATCGTGGAACGATGCAAACAGCCGAACAATTGAGAAAACCTCATATTTCACCATCACATGCTTTACACCGGTTGACCAATATGGACGCTCCAACGTTCACGAACTTGTGAAACTTCAAGAAGACACGCTCCAACTCTTTGCAAAGGGCTATATCACCGTCGGAGACCGGGCAATCAAGGTTCGGGGGAGCACCGGCGGTGCTGATTTGGACAGGGCATATATTGATTTGCAATTCCATTACTATGACGATCGAACCGATGACGAGGACACAACGCCTCTTATGGGTTCGATTATGACAAATTTACAGGAGGGATGGAAAGATGCCTTTACCGAACATTAATATTGCATTTACAACACAGGCAGCCAGCGCCATCCAGCGCTCTCAGAAAGGCGTGGTGGCAATCATCGTGAGGGATACGGCCCAAAAGGGCGCGCACATCCTCACAAATGTGTCACAGATTCCTAACGGGCTGTCAGAAGAGAATAAGGAGTACATAAAGCGTGCCTTCCTTGGATACATCAATCCTCCTCGGAAGGTTGTTGTTTATGTACTGCCTACAGACGCGACAAATCTGACGGAGGCGCTTAATTACCTTGCTTCACAGACTTTCGATTACCTTGTTGGCCCTCCCGATATCACGGCTGCCGAGTGCAGTGACATTGTGGCATGGATAAAAGCTCAACGAGAAGCTGGAGCCACGCCCAAGGCTGTACTGCCGAACGTTACGGCTGACAGTGAGGCGATTATCAACTTCACAACCAATGTCATCAATGTCGGTGACAAACAATTCTCTGCGGCTGAATATTGTTCCCGCATTGCCGGGCTTATTGCCGGCACGCCCATGACCATCTCCTGCACATATGCTCCACTGCCCGAAGTGACGGATGTTGTCAAGCTTACAAAAGAGGAAATGGATGAGGCCATCGACAATGGCGAGTTCATCATCTTCTATGATGGTGAGAAGGTCAAGGTTGGCCGCGGCGCGAACTCTCTGCAGACCACGACCCAGGAAAAAGGGGAAGCATTCAAGAAGATCAAGATTGTCGAAGCTATTGACATGATCAAAGCCGACATCAGAAAGACCATAGAGGACAATTACATCGGCAAGTATGCCAACAGCTATGACAACAAGTGCCTGCTCGTTTCGGCTATCCTCGGATACTTCAAGGGACTGGAAGCCGAGGGCATCCTTGAGACTAGTACAAGCTCCGTGGAGATCGATGTTGATGCTCAGGAAAAGTACTTGCAGAGCAAGGGTGTCAATACCGAGAACATGACCGAGGATGAAATCAAGAAATATCCTACCGATGATAAGGTGTTCGTCCGGGCAAGAATCAAGATACTCGATGCCATCGAGGATGTTGAATTAAGTGTCGCGATTTAAGGGGAGGTGGTATTGTGGCAAAGATAAGCGCAAAAAGAATAATGAATGGCACATTCGGCGAGGTCTGGCTTGACGGCGATTTTGTCGGTGAGTGCTATGGATGCCAGGCGAAGCTTAATTTCAACAAAGAGGACGTGCCAATCTGCAGGGAGATGGGCGTTGACAAAAAGCTTGTATCTTACGGTGGGACCGGCTCGCTAATGCTGTACAAGGTTAACAGCAGGATGGCTATTAAGATTGGCGAAAAGATCAAAAATGGAGAGGATCCCCGTTTTACGGTTGTGTCAAAACTGGATGATCCCGACGCCTATGGTGCAGAGCGTGTTGTTTTGAGCAATGTTAGCTTCGATGATCTGACCCTTGCTGACTGGCAGGCTGCGACGGTAGGCCGGGTAACGGCGCCGTTCACTTTCACCGACTACGATTTCCTTGATGTTGTGGAGGCGAGATAAGCAATGGCAAACACACTTGATCTGCTATTAAAAATGAATATTCCCGACCTGCCGGAAAAAGAGTACAAAATCAAACGCCTGAGCCAGCTTTGTGGGGAGCCCGTGGTATTCAAACTGCGGGCCCTTCCATATAGCAAAGCCCACGAGTTGTCCTCGTCCAATCGCGATGACATTGATGCTCATATTGTACTGGCAGGTGTTGTGGATCCCGACCTGAAATCGAAGGAGCTCATGGAAAAGTACGGGGCTCCAACTCCGGTAGAGATGATCAAGAAGCTACTGCTTCCAGGAGAAATCATCGACATCTCCCGTGAAATTGAAAAGCTTTCCGGGTACAGGGTAGACACCATCGAAGAGATTAAAAAAAAATAGACACTGACCCGGAATTGAACCTTATGTTTTTCTTATTCTGCGAGCATCACATTTTACCAGGCTCGTATTACAACCTGCCTGAAGGAGAAAAGGTTGTGATACGGGCCTTTTTTGCGAAAGAAATGGAAATAAGACAAGAAGCTAAATTGCGACGCTAAGAACCAAAGGGGGTGTATCGAGTGGCACGCGACATCAGCATAATGATATCTGCAAAGGATAACTTCACATCAGCCATACAGGCCATGCGGAACGCAAACCAGATGTTTCAGAAGGATATTGGTGGTCTGCAAGCCAAACTCGATGCCCTGAACAAGACTAAAATCAACCTGAAGGTTGATGTTGATAAAGCAAAAAAGGAACTCAAAGATGCTGAAAAACAGTTCCTGAAAACCGGCGAAGCTGCCGATAAACTCAGGCTTGAAATGGCACATGCCAACTATGAGAACGCTCGCAGAAACCTGAGTCTGGTTTCAGAGGGTGCAAAACAGGCTGAAAGGGACATAAAAAACCTTACGAATGCCTTGAGTAAGGCCGAAAACCGTGCCACCACTTCAACAAAAGGCATCGGGAATATGCTCAGTGTCCTGGGAGCATCCGGTGCCGCATCAATGGTTGGTAATGTGCTTGGCGATATGGCCAAAACCTATGTAAGCAGCGCCTTCGGAAGAGAAATCAGCACTATTTTTAGCAATGCCCTATCTTCCGCCGGAATGGGAGCGGCTATCGGTACGGCCATAGCTCCCGGCATCGGAACGGTGATAGGCGGTACCCTGGGTGCTGCCGCAGGCGTAGTCCAGGGTATGGTCCAGAACTACCAATCCAAGGACGAGGCTTTCAAAAATTATTACCAGCAACAGTATGAAAACGTTCTTCAAGCTCAGGCGGAAGCTCTTTCCAGTGGTATAGGTATTGCTGCCCAGAGAGAATCTGACATGATGGCCTTCACGACTATGCTGGGCGGTAGTGAAAATGCCAAACGATTCCTGGGTGAGCTCACCGGATTTGCCGCAAGGACACCGTTTGGATATGATGATTTGACGTCTATCAGCAGAACACTACTTGCCTATGGCTATCAGCAGAACGAACTACTCCCAATGCTTGAAATTGTAGGCGACGCTGGTGCGGCCCTCGGCATGAGTAAAGAGGACATGAGGTATGTTGCTACTGCTCTGGGCCGTATGAGGACCACCGGGAAAACTACACTGGAATATCTCAACCCTCTGCTTGAGCGCGGTATCGATGTATGGGGATATCTCGCCGAAGCCTCCGGAAAGACCAAGAAAGAAGTCCAGGAAATGGTGAGCAAAGGTCTTGTACCGGGCGAGGAAGCCGCGAAAGCCATAGCTGATTATCTGGCCTATGATTACGGCGGCACAATGGAAGAACTGGCCAAGACATATTCCGGTCTGGTATCCACCCTGGAAGATAATATCATCGAACTCAACAAGGCTATGGGAGAAGGGTACACCGAGGAGCGCAAACGGGGAATCCAGGAGGAGATTGAGTTCTTAGAAGGCACCGGCGGCCAGATGATGCAGGAAGCCTATAAGCACATAGGACAATGGAGAGCGTCCCTCGAAAACTTGTCTGAGCAGTATAAGCGGGATGCTATCACTGCCGTAATGACCGGTGAAATCAGCGGGATTTTCGGAGAGGAAGCCCGTCAGCGACTTTCTCAAATGTATGAAGAATATAAGAGTCTGGCTGCGGATCCATCTGAAGAGACCGGGGCGATGATGGGACAGATCTTGGCCGAAGCTCAGGCTATTGCGCAGAACGAATACAACGCCAGCGAAGGCGCACAGCTTTTGTTGAAGACCCAGAAAAATATAGCCGAAAACATCAAGAATGATGCAGGCCTGAAAGAAGCATATTGGAAT